CTACAGCTAAGGTAGAAGCCATGTCCACAGCACCATCAATGTCCACGACATCTAAGTTAGTGGTGCCATCAACGTCTATATCGCCTGAGATGTCTAAAGATGTAGCGGTAAGAACGCCAGTGACACCCAAGGTGCCGCCAACAAGCAGATTGCCAGCAAGCTCAAGATCATCCACTTCATAGACAATCGCGCCAGAGCCAGCACCATCCGTTGCCACAATCTTGGTCTGACCAGCCGCGATAGCGACATTGGCCCCAGAGCCTTGGGTTAAGGTCAGGGTTGCAGAGGTTTCGTTCCGCATGATCCAAACGTGAGAAAGCGTGTTAGGAGCAAGCGTTACCGTACATGCCTGACCACCGCCAGTAAGCCGTAGGAACAAAGACCTGAAGCCGTCTGTGGCTCCGTCTGCCATCGTGATTGTGTGGGTCGAAGCGTTAGCGATAGCCTCTGCGCCAGCGCCCATCGCCTCGCCTATAAGCCCTAACGAGGCATTTGTGGTCGTGCCCCAAGTTCCTGAGCCTTCCCCGGTGGCGAGTTCTGTGAGCCGTAAATCATTGACGAAAGTTGCCATGTTCTATCCTCTAAAAAAACCTAGATCTTGACATTTGCGTAACTAGGCGTCTGTGTTGTGCTGATGTCATTGTAGGTTGGGGTTTGACTTGTGTCTATCTGACCGTAACTCGGCGTTTGATCTGTGTCGATCTCACCCCAAATCAAAATGTTTCCAAGGCCAGCGGTCATAGAGACGCCTGCTGGCTGAACAATCGAAGCTGCAACCGTGGTCATTGCGCCCACAGATGATGTCATCTGCTGCCCCGTAATAAAAACATTATTCACGGTTATGATGTTGGGCTGACCTAAGCCAGACGTAATTGAGCGGCCAGTGAGCGTGACATTGGCCTCAGCATCGAATGTGACAGCTCCAAGACCAGACGTGATTGCCTGACCCGTAAGCTGAACGAACGCCGCCGCAACAGTGGTCATCGCGCCGACACCAGAGGTTATCGCCTGACCAGAAACTGTGACGTTGGCTTTGGCGTCAATGCTTGGAGCGCCAAGGCCAGAAGTAATCGCCTGACCCGTAGGCGTGACATTAGCCTCCGCATCAGTAGTAACCGAGCCTAATGCGCTAGTGACGCCTTGACCTGTGACCGAAACATTGGCTTCAGCATCAATTACAGGAGCGCCAAGTCCAGACGTGATCACCTGAGTTGCTGGCGTGATATTCGCCTGACCCGTTACCGTGAGGGCCGTGCTGAGCGCCGAGGTGATTGCAAGGCCAGTAACGCTAACCGTCGCAGCCGCTGCAACGACTGGTGTGCCGAGGGCGGAGGTTACCGCCTGACCTGTAAGCGTGAGGTTGGCTACACCGCTAACCGACAGCGAGCCGATGCCAGACGTGATCGCCTGACCTGTGGGTTCGACGGGCAGGGGAGTGCTCCACGCACCTTCACCCCAACCGCCACGGCCCCAGCCGTTTATGTTAGCCATTTTCTAGCTGAGACTCGGCGTCTTTGAGAAGCTTGACCGCTGTGCTCATAATGTCTCGAACAGCATCCGTCATGAAGTCGGTCGCCAGCGACGCCTCCATTGTGCTGATTGCTTCTTGAATGTCTTCAATTGCTGTCATGCTAGGCTCCAAGCAAAAACATATGATAGAACCTATGCAGCGTTAGGGATACCCTGAAACTTGCGCTTCAAGATACGATCAACCTTGCTGTGCGTCATAGGCGGTATATCGTGCAGGCTATTGACCTGCTTGGCAATCTTGCGAGCACCCAAGCCGCGCTTCTTGAGCTTGTAGATTGTCTTGAGAACGTCTTGCTCTTCAGGCACCTCTTCAAGAAACTTTCGGGTCTTGCTGCCAGTCTTTTCCTCAACATGGCGGTAGCCATAGGGCGCAGAGCCGCCGATGGCGTACCCGCGTGAGGCCCAGTCGATCTTTCCTGCTGCAAAGCGATCCTTGATGGTCGCGTGTTCAATCTCGGCAACCGCCGATAAAACCATCAGCATGATCTGATTCGCCATCGAGTTCATATCAAACTTCGAGTCCAAGCCCTTAGACTTAGCGGCGTCAGGGTAGACAATCGGCATCTCACCAAACTGCTCGCAGAAGTACAGCGTTATGCCGATGTCTTGGAGCACTGGAATCAGGCCAAGAAGGTCAGAGCTTGAGCGGCTCAGTCGATCAAGCCGAGTGCAGATCACTACGTCGTGGCGGTCAATTACGTCCGTCAAATCGCGGCTTGCAGGTCGCTCCAACACCGCGTGAGTGCCAGAGACACCCTCGTCTGCGAAGAACTGATCAACCTCACGGTTGTACTTCTCCTTCACAAACTCGCGGATCTGCTGCATCTGAGTCTCCAGCGAGATGCCAGACTTGACCTGCTCGTCGGTGGATACGCGGACGTAGCCGTAGATGTTGTTGATCTGCCGTAATGGGTTGCCGCTCATTACTTGACCCTCCAGAAACGAATGGCGCTTCCGTCCTCGTTTTCTCTTTGAGTCATCTGCATCCCGCGCAAACGAGCCAGTTGCCTAAGGGTATTGCCATCTTTGGAGTATCGTATCCCGTTCGATATTCCGTCCTTAGGAAACTCAACGCTATCTCCAATCTCCATATGGCTCAAGGCGTCGTGAAGATCTTGGTTTTTTGGTCTGGCGGTTGCTTTTTTCGGAATCGGCACACCTTTATCAACTTTCAACATCACTTCACTCCACCTTTGTAGCCGTAGTCGGCCATCTCTTCATGCAGCCGCTTCCAATTGATATCAAGCGGCATGTTGTCGTTGGTACGGTCAGCGAACATCACCTGACCGTCCTTAACCAGCTCAACGCCGTACACTGCCTTGGGCATTCCATCGTACACAATGTCGATGTTGTGCTTGAGACAGGTGCGGCGCACTCGGTTGTAGAAAACCTTCTTTGCTTGGGCGCTCACGCGACGCCCTCCTGCAAATCTTCTTCCCAAAGCTCTTTGGCCTTGTCCGTCTCGGCCAAGACGCGAGCGCGTCCAGCCAGATAGTTGCTAAGCTCAGCAATCTTCAGCGAGCGTCTCGTAAACTCAAGAAGCTCGATGTCAGTCTCGGCAGAGGCCTTGCGGAACAGGCCGGGCAACAACATAGAGGCAATCGGATTGAGGTCATGCCTGCGAGAGAAGCTTGTTAGAAGCTTTACGAACATTTGATTTTCAGGGGTCATTTCCATTTTCACGTTTCTCCGTTAAGTGAGATTGCATCTTACGGTCATTCGTGTCGATGTGCAACACTTTATTTATTTGTATAAGGTGTTGCACATAAGCACGGGATCTGTATAATACAGGGTGTCAACAACAAAGCACTGGAGATGTGATGACTGACAAATCGATAATCAAAAACCCAACGAGCCGCAAGGTGCGGAACCGAGGGTTTACCCCCATTGCCTATCGCGGCGACAACGGCGTCTACAACGGTTGGATCTATAAGCAGACGCCGACCTACACGTTTGTTCGCTTCCCTGCTCTTGGCAGAAAGAAGTTGAGCAAAGCAGAAATGCGTTTCGTGAGGGAGCTGTAATGACCATACGTTCAAAGCGCGGTGACAATGTGAAACCTTACGAGCACAAGCTCGTCGTTAAGTTTGCCAAGCAGTGCCTGCGGGAAATCTGCAAAAAGCAGTACGAGATCGAGTATCGCGGCAAGCCTGTTGTGTACGCTGAGGCTGTAAAGTTTCTTCAGGTACAGACCAAGTATCGTAGCCAGAGCAGCTATGGCGGTGCTAATCGGATCTGCATCGACATGCAGCGTTATCGAAGCAATCGGTCTTCATTCAAAGAATATGCCTCATTCGCTGATGACCCAGTGATTGGCAACATTGTCGATTGTGATGATCTTGAGCTGCTGCTCAAGTGCTTGGTCGCCCACGAGGTCGCGCACCACATTCAATCTCGATACGGGGCTTGGACTCGATACCTCAAGAACACCTATCGCAAACCACACGGCGATGCGTTCAAAACAATCTACCGTGAGCTGCGGCGCACGTTAGTGAATCCTTACATCAACCAGTCGGAGGCCGCGTAAGCGGCCTTTATTTTTTTTAGGAGATACATGGCATGATGACAAACCAAACAAACGCGGAGGGCGCAGCGATGACAGCAAACCCGATTGAAAAACTCAGGCAGATGCTACTAAGCCACGACTGGACGTACAACTACTCCGACGATCACCGCGCTTGGACAAAGGGTCAGGAAGAGCGGGACGCCATCATCAAGCTGTCGAAAGAGTTGGGCCTTGAGTCCAAGGTAGTCGATTGCTTCAACGCCTTCATCGAGGGCAATCTAAGCCAAGTGGTGGAAACGCTATGAGTAAGAAGATAACCGTCGAGGTTGAGGGCGATGACGCCGAGGTTCTGATCGACTACCTATCCAACATCGAGCGGCTGCTCACTGAGATCCGAGACGCCTTGGCGGTGAAAAAGCCAGCGCCGAGGCGCAAGTCGAATGTTTCACATGGAACAAAGTCTGATGGATAAATACTTCGAGACGCTCGACATGGCTGCGTTCAGGATGATGCACCAAATGGATTCGCCCAAGGCTATGCGCCTGTTCAGGCATGTGCTTGACGTAGAGCACGAGGCTGGGCCAGAGGCGGATTACATTATCAGGACGTGGAAGAAGGAGCGGGGGGTTAAATTGGCTGAATCGCCTCAATGACTGGGCGAGCAGCCTCTTGTCGCAGGCGCTCCATCTCTGGAGTGTCACGAGGGTCTAGTCCAATAACGCCCAGCCCAGCTTCTGTGACAGCTTCTGCTGCTGGCATTATTGCTTTTTGAAATAAAAATTGAGCTGGCCCCATGTTAGATTCATCAGTCAGGTATTCAGCTAAAGAACCTAACCCCCCCAACGCCGAGGCTTTTAACTCACGACCTCTAGGGCTTTGAGTTTCAAAGTCTACTAAAGCAGATGATCTCTTACGCGCTGCTTCAACTTCTTCAGGCGACAATCCAGCTTCAAACGCGGCTTCAGCTCCAGCCATACCCATAAACGGCTCAATAAATATATCTGACAACCCTTCATAAGCGACCTCGCCTGCGCCATATAAAGTATCACCCAACCCACCAATTCCTCGGCTCTCAGGGGTTATTTGCTCGCGCATCATAGACTCGGCATCTTTTGATTTTTGCTCTTGAGCTTGAGCTTGTTCTGGAGAGAGCATTTGAAGAGCGGCTAATCCTGCTGGCGGCACCGTAAACATTGCTCGTCTTTTAGCTGCTTTTTCTCCTATGGTTTTGCCGTCTTTTGTAGGTTCATTCAGATAAAAAACTCGGCTTTCGTGCGGCACCCCTTCAGCATCTTCAACCGTAATTGTTTTACCTTTAGGCTTGCCAGTAGTTGTTTCTGATGGATTGAATACTCTTTTTATAGAAAACGGTATTTGCTCATCGTAAGCGCCAATTAAGCCGGGGTTGTTCCATCTATTCTTTTGGACTTCACCGGGCGTAAATGACACCCCGTCATAGCCCTCCCTAGAAGCTCGATCAAAAATGTATTTCATGCCCAAGTTGTTCCAACTTTCAGTGTCGGTAACAAAAGGCGCTCTTTCAACAAAAGACGAGTAGGGACTCACCATTTGGCCGCCTTTTTTTGCTCGTTCATCGACAGAAAAATTGTTGTAGGCTTTTTCCAAGCGAGCCATCGCGTCTTTCGGCAGACCCTCAAGCTCTAATGTAACTGCGATATCGTTAGCAGCTTCTGCTTTGAGCATTTTTTGCACCTGCCCCAGACTTTCAGCACCGAAACCGCTGAGGAGTCGGCGCTTTGCCTCAAGGGTGAAATCATTTACTTCAGGCAGGGTGGTGCCAGCGATCATCTCGGAAGAAAATTCAGCTAACTTTTTGTCTATCCCATCTAAATCGTCTCCGTCAACGTAATCGGATATGATTTTTCTTACTAATGTCTGGTCTGCCTCTAAAGGACTTTTCAATGGCCCCTGCTCGGCCTTATACAATTTGCCTTTCAGCGCTTCAGGTAAATAGAAGTTTTGGCTTCTTTGACCTTTTAGGTAAGCTCCACGATAAATGTTTTTGAGAATCTCGTTTTTTTCATCAATCGAAAAGCTTGCAATAATGGCGTCTTTGCGCTGTTGTTTCGCTATGGTGTTGATGTCTTTTTTATAATCGCTCAAAGCAGACTTGATTCTTTCCATCGATCTGGAACGGATGCCAAACTTCACGCTATCGGCTGGACTAACATCTCTTATGTTGTATGGCTCGCTGAGTGCGCGAGCAGCTTGATCAATAAATCTGGGCAATCTCAAGCTGTCTTTTGCTTTTATTCCTTCATAAATATCAAATAGACCCTCAAACTCGTCCTTAGCTTTTGACTCGGCATACTCAATAGTTTCAGGATCTTTGAACCCCTGATTTCGGCCCGTTTGACCCCAATCTGATTGAAGCTCTTCAACGTATAGAATTAAATTGCCGTTTTTGTCTTTTCGATCTTTTGTTCGTACATGAAAGATTTGATTTTCAGCATCTGGATAGTGTATTTCTTCGCTGAATCTTAATTCAGGCAATTTCAACTTAAAAACCGCCTCTACTGAATTGTCTCCACCCGGCAAGGTGCGATCTTCCCAACGCAGGTTGTTGTTGTCACCTTCTATAATGTTTTCGTATCGCTCCAAAGCCGCACTCAACTGCACCTCAGCTTCTTGTTGGCTCGGCACTTCATCATCTAAGAAATTTCTACCTTCTCGAAGAAGGCGCGGGTCGCTGTTGCCGGGCAAGAAAAACCCATATTCATCGTTACCAACCATAGAATACGGCGTTGGATTGCCGTCAAGCATTAGGGTGACTCGTTGTACAGGCTCGTCTAAATAATTGCTTTCCGCCATGCTGTACGCAGCATCATACAAAATGTTTTTGTCAGTATTATCTAAGACATCTTGGCTTGCGCCCTCAAAAAGAAAGTCTCGGATAGACTCGTTATCCTCGTCCATCACATAAGAGGCAGTAGCCTCATCCCTGTTATAACTCATGTTTAGCGCGTCACGCGCCAAATCGTCATCCTCCAAGATATCAGTGACTCTCGCACCGTCAGCATCAAATTCTTTTTCTACACGACCAATAACATCAGTGCTTCCTTCACGAAAAACCGGCGTCCCTTCCGTAACTTCGCCTACAAATTCAAAATTTGTCGCGTCTGGGCCAGTATCCAACACTCCAACAACCTCATCAGGGCCGAAGCCGGGAGCCTTGATTGCGTTTCGATCTGCAAAAACACCAAACCGCCCATCACGCGCTTCTCGGAGAGGAAAATATGTCAGCTTTCTTCCATCATCCAGCTCAACAAAAAGGTTTTGATGAGCCTCATTAAAGCTTAAGACATCGCTGCTAAAGTTTATGTTAGAGGGAGCGCCACCTTTGTATTCAGTTACAGAAAACTCAATGCGGTTTTCATCAATAGCCTTCAGGATCTCGTCTTGGGTGACTCGATCTTGTTGAAAAAGTTCGTCTAATCCTAATTCTTGTAACTCTTTTTTACTGACACCCTTTTTATTGAACATCCGACGAGCATCATCGCCGCGCATCTTCTTTTGAGGCGCGTTTAAAGCGATTTCTTCTGCTTGGCTGTAAAAACCAAACTTATCTGTCTTCGCTGGCTTTAGTAAACGCTTATAAAATCCCATTTAAAACCGCCGCGTGAACGTCACGCCCGTTTGAGACGGCATACCTCTACGCGCTTCTTGCCTAAACAGCTTTATCTCTGGCCCTCTGGCCTCTTCGCGCAAAATAAGCTGCTTTTCATCGCCCGTTCCGCCAAATCGACCCAATAACGAGCCAACTCCGCCAGCAATTTCCTGAACACGCCTGCCAAAAGGGTCTAAATCGGTTATTTTTCTCTCTAAAGCACGGTCAGCAGAGGTTCTTGCCAAAATCTGCTCAGCAGCCTGCTGCTCTGGAGCGGGTACACCCTCATACTGCGTGATCTCAGCCGCCATATCCGCTTCTTTCGCGGTATACGGGGTAAAAGCAGGGAAAATTCGGGCTGGCATACCCATGTCTAGGGCTTTATTCAGGCTTTGATAGTCTTGTCGGAAAGCTTCGAGGTCAAAATTGTCGCCAACGCCGTAGCCACCCTGCTCTCGCTTGTTCAAAATGTCCTGACGGCCTTGTTCGTACCGAGTAACAACGGCCTCATTGCTGCTAAAACCCTGCGGGTCTTCTGCAAACTGCTGCAACTGATCAAACCGCTGCGGCGGTATGTACTCAGCCCTCGCGGGTGGCGCTGGGTTCGAGGGTTCAAAGATGTCGATATCACCCACGCCACCGCCTTCTTTGTAGCCACGGCCCTTAGTTAAGCCCTTGCTGCCATATTTTTTAGACCCAACATTTATCTTTGCAAACTCTTTGTCTGACACGCGACCAGAAACCGAGGCTATTACACGTCTAAGCATGTCAGCGTCGTTGCGAGCATCACTCAACGCAGGAACGGGGGATTGGTCGCGGGGTGAGATGTACTGGCGCATAACGCCATGCTCAGGGTGAGAAACCACCTCAAAATACTGGCCGCGCTCGTTGTCGAAGCTAAAACCCATGTCTTCGTACACGGGGTCGCGGTTTGGATCGTCAAAGATGTCGATATCAGCCATTACGCAGCCTCTCGCTGTTGCTCAAAGCTAACCTTCAACAGCTCCAGCCACTCATCAAGAGTAACCACCGCTGTCCGAGAGTTGTCTCGCGCCATATTTTCGTTAATCGCGTACAGCGGCAGGCATACCCTGATCGCTTTGTTGTTGAACTTGTAGATTAGAACGGGCGTATCGTCACCGCAAGCGGCACAAACCTGCTCCCACCAAGCGGGTGCAAACCACCAGCCTGATTTGTACGCCTTGCACTCGATGGCGTGATTGGGGATTTGGATGTCACACAGGTCAGCGGTTTGATATTGGTCGAGGTTACGCTTGCAGGTGAAACCAAGGGCGTGTTGGTCGGCGAACGCATTGATGCGCTTTACTATGTCGCGCTCGAAAGACGCGCCTTTGTTTCTGGAATCTGCCATCGCTGGAGTTTAATTGAAAAAAAATTGAAATAAAATTTTTGGGGCAAAACTTTTTCGGTTAAATTCTGGATCACTCTGGGCGGTCACTTTGCAAACTCCAACCCCGACTGGAAAAAGTGGTCGCTCAGAGTACCTATCCTTTCGGTTGTAGATTTTTGGGGATTCTGTGAGCAAAACCTTGCTATAGCTATCGCGCCTGCCGAGGTCGCCAAACAGGGGGGTGCGGGGGTCGCAATCTAACGCGATCTGACAGGCTTTTTCCGACCCTATAGGGTTCCTACTCCGCGTGACGCCAGACCGTGAGAGGCGCGTACAGGCGCTCAGAGAGAAGAAAACCAAGGACGCACGGCCTTCTGGCCGAGACGTGTCTCGCCTCTGAGCAGGGCCGATCAACGCTAGTTAGTTAGTGCTTACTAACCTAAGCGCGTAAGTCGTTGTTTTTATTCGTTTTTAATCCTATTTAACATAATATCGGGAATTTCCCCAGATTTTGAGGGGCTGGGCGGGAGGCGGGGCCAGAACGTAGTTGCTTTCTGGGATACGCGAAACCGACGAGGTTAGTGGTCTTTGTCGCTCATCTCGGTGTCCACGCCGAGCAATTCGTTGAGCCGATGTTTGATGTCATCCTTTGTCATCTTCTGTAGGTCAGCGTTGATGTTGAGGTTCTGGCTGCGGTGGATCGTGAGGCCAGCGAGCTGGTTCAACTCTTTCACAGCACTCACGGCAGCATTGTATGCGCCGCTCTCGAATGCAGTCTCGGCAATATTCCACAGCATCGCCCCCGTCTTCTGCGGCGTAACCGCGTACTTCTCACGCAGCTCGTCCTGCTTAACCCGCACAGCTCGCGTAACCTTCGGGAAGTCTTTGCCGTTGAGCATCTTTGTCGCAGCAGCAGCGGGGAAGCTGAACCCAGCTCTCCGAGCCGCCTCTGTCTGCCCACTCGCTCCCTCGGTGTAGTGCCAAACAAAGCTCGCCTGCATTTCAGTTATGCCAGCCTCTTCATCAGGAACGAAAGCACTCGGCGTTTCCACCAACTGCTTGCGCTCTTTCTTCGGCCTGCCTACCCGCTTTTTTTCTTCAGCCATCCACTGTCCGCCAGTTCGTTAAACAACCTCCGCGCCACATCCTCTAGATGTGGCGCTTGCCCTGCTTCCTCACGCTCATCCGTATTCATGATTCGCCAGCGCCTGTAATTCGCCTCTCGATTTTGCTCGTGATCATACACAAAATTTTCCACGCAATTCTCCACTCAGGGTACTGGGGCAGGGAGGGTACAGTGTCTCAAAACTTTCGTAACACCCTAGAGACTCCAGACACTCACGGTGTGCTGTATACCTATATCTATATATTATTATTATTATTAATTAGTAGTACCCTACCCTACCCTGTTAATAAAAGACTATAAATCAATAACTTACACCAACTGCTCATAGGGTAGCATTTTACCTACCCTCAAAAATCCTTAGTCCAGCCACCAGAAAACTTATCAGCATTCCCAACTTCTACTTTTGTATAGTCCAGATCGTACACTTTTTTACCGTTACTCTTTCGCGGTTCCAGCCCGTGAGCCGCGAGTACCCTGCTCGCGTCCTTGATATCTGGCATCCTCGGCTGGCTAATTCCAAGGTCACGCAGCAGCTTTGTCATCTGCACTGGCTGGGTGTTCAAGCTCTTAAAGTGAACGTGTTCGAGTATCAGATCCTCGACGCTAGACTGGGTGCGGTAGTATTCGTTGGAGTCTTGCAGGCTGTCTCGCTGCGCCTGATCCAAGTACCAGTTCACCCCTTTGTCGTAGAGCGTTTCCTTTACCTCGGCCCACACCTGCTGCATATCAAGCCCGTGGTTTGCATCAATAGCGGTGACAGGCACGACCCAGAATCGTCGGTTGCCGCTGGTATCGGTCAAAAACTCACGGGCGTTGACGCTTGCGTAAAAGCTTGTGCGTCGTTGGTACGTTGTGCTGGCGCGATCATAGGGTAGCCGTAGCTCGTCCACCTTCTTGGTTACAAACGCCTTGAGTTGGTCTATGTCGCTCTTCTTAAAGGTAGATTCAATCTCACCAAGCTCCACGATCCAATGGCTTACCGCAAGCTTCACACTGTCCTTGTCTGATGGGTTGAGTGTAGCGCCTTCTAACAGCCACCCCTGCTCATAATCTGCCAGCCGCTTGAACCACAGCGTCTTGCCCAGTCCCTGCGCCCCTTGGAACACCAGTATGCCCTCTAGAGCCACGCCATTGGGTTCGCAAGCCGCTGCTACGCAGGAAACCAGCCACTTGGTCATCAGCATCTCTTTGAGCGGCTCGTTACTGCTCTTGATGGTGCCAAGAAACTCTTTCAGTCGGCTTGTGCCGTCCCACGGCTTGTGCTCCATCCACTCTCGCACTGGGTTGTACTCCCGTGCCAAGAGCTTCAGATAGTCGCGTACCTTCATGTGCGGCACACCAATCTGTATGCAGCGATCCTCGATCTCAATGAGTGCAGACTCGTCACGCATATCGGCAATGAAGTCGGTGTGGGGGATGCTGATCTCCATGTTCTTCTTGATCACGTTGTAGCGCACATCGATCTGGTTTACCGTCAAGACACCGCGCACGTTATCCTTGGTGTTTAGAAACCGTCCCTTTTCCGTTTTGTTCCAGTCGTATTCGACTGGCACCTCCACATTGTTAAGCTCAGGCATCAGCTCGCCTTCGATAGCGTGGTCGTTGTAGTCGCCCTTAGACTGCGGCATCAACACCTCAGCCTGCGAACCCTTCTTCTGCACCGTCTGCGCGGCCCTGATCGCCTCCTTCTCACCCGTCTTGGTGTCATCGAAGTCCGCAATAAAGACGTGCTTGGCTTTCGGAAAGTAACCGCTGATCGTGTCTGCGACTGGGCTTAGGTTGTAGGCGTCGAAACAAACCACGACTGGTTGGCCTAGATCGGCAAAGTAACTGGCTCCCGTAGCGTAACCTTCAACGTAGTTGATCGTGTGGGCAGTACGCATCGAGTTTGGGTCGATGACAAAGAACGACCCCTTCTTCTTTGTGCCAGTGAGAAACTTTTTGCTGCCGTCGCCGTCAATGAACTGCAAGCCAGCGATCTTGAGCTTAGCGTCCAGCACTGGCACGACGAGCTTACCGTCCTGCGCCTCTCGCAGACCGTGGTTGGTGACGCCCTTGCGCTCAAGGTAGGGGTTCTCGTCTGTGGCTTCAGGGTAGGCGTCCCACATCTGCTGGGCGCGAGCTGCTGCCTGCTTTTGCTTCTCTTCGCGCTCCGCTGCTGCCTGCTCGCTGAGCAACCGCATTTCTTCGCGCTGCTCGTCGGTCATCCTGTGGTTGGCCGCATTCTCAGGCTTCCACGTCGCCGTAGGCTCGTCGTTGCTCACGGTTCGATCACCACAACGACCAAACGCAACCTCTTGATCAGGCCAGAACTGATACCAGCCGACCAACTTCTGCTGACCGCCAACGTCCATGTAAGCACGGCCAATGTCACCGCCGACAACCAATCCCTTCTTCGGATCGGGCGTCATACCGTTATCTAACAAGAAGTCTAAGAACTCTGCCCGTATGTCTCCGCTTAGCGGCCTGCTAAAATCTTTGCTATTACCATCGGTTATTTTCAATCCCATCAACTTTTCCCTTGTACACATTTTTCCATATAGTGTAGGATAGTACACCTTCTTACATAACTACAAGGAAAAGCGGATGGCAATAATAGCATCAGGTGGTGGCGGCAGTGACTTCGAGCAAGTACCAGTCGGCACCCATAACGCAATTTGTTACAAGCTAGTCGATGCGGGAACGTCGTTGAACGACTTCCAAGGCGAGATCAGCAAGAAGCACAACGTGTTCATATTCTGGGAGCTGCCAGAACTGCGGATGACCGATGACCGACCGATGGTTATCAACTGCCAATACACCCTGTCTCTGAACGAGCGAGCCAAGCTGCGGCAGCATTTACAGGCGTGGAGGAACAAGTCTTTCACTGAGGAAGAGCTGAAGTCGTTTGACCTCACCAAGATTTTAGGCACAACCTGCAAGGTCGATGTCGGCTTAACCAGTGGCGGGAACGCCAAGGTGGTCGGCGTGTTCTGCGCGGATGGTGGTGCCAAGAAAGTTGCGACGGTGAATGATCAGCAGGTCTTCGATCTCGAAGACTACTGCAAAGAGTTTTCTGGCGAGTCTGATGAAGCGAGCAAGAAAGCCTGCGACATCTTCGAGGAGTTACCACGGTTTATGCAGTGGCAAATCGGTGGGTGCGACGAGCAGGGTAAAGAACCTGTCGAGCCATGCTTTGAGGTGCAGGCTGCAATGAAGAAAGGCGGTGGCGCGGCGACAGCAGTAGCTGAAGAGCCAGCACCTGAGCCTGAGCCTGCGGTTGCAGAAGAAGACTTTGAAGATGACATACCGTTTTAGGGGGTAGCATGATCACAATCAAACAACGCGACATGCTCCACCATGCGGTGGTCGAATACTCGCGTCAAAAGAGTGTCAAGGTAACCACTGCGGTGAGCGCAGTGGCCCTTGAGGTTGGTGTAGATCGCAACACGATAAAAGACATCATCTTCAAGAAGGCAGGCTGTACGAGTGCAACTTTGGCTAAGCTAGAACGGTTTTTCGATTCGACCAATCTAACCAAAGGCTTCAAAGGCAACAAGCTGGCGGAGCATTTGGATGAATGGATTGGATCGAAGCCAACCAAGCCGAAAGACATGATCAATAGCCCGTCGCACTACGCTTCGGGTGAGGTCGAGTGCATTGACGCAATGGTGTCGGCTTTCGGGTTACAGCGTGTGCAGGAATACGCTGAGATTGCGGCGTTCAAGTACAACTGGCGCTCCAACAAGAAGGGCAACCCCAGCGAGGACAAGAGCAAAGCCATATGGTACTTGCGCTACTCGATGGGCGATGACCCTCGAAGGTCGTGATGAGACTTACTGTAGCGCGTCAATTTGGGGTAGCGAAATTCACAACATACGCACTGGTTCTATCCTTTGTTGTTGGCTTCCTGCTTGGAGCTTTTGTCGTATAGTTGTGATTGGTCTGGGTGTCATCACGCCCTCCAGCTCGTTCCCGTCCGAGTAGACCGTAGGCGGGGTAGGCCATCTGAATCTAAAGTTTCTCCTTTTGTTCCTTTAGGTTTGGGGGTAAGCCCTCCCCAGTTAGGGTGGTCGAAAACTGGACTGGTCAGGGTGGCTTAGTACCCCACCTCACTTGCGTGTTCCCGTCCGCGTTTGACCGAAAGGCGGGGCTAACCAATCGGAGAAGTCGTGAACAATTTATTTTTGAAAGCAATTCGGTCGCAAGAGGCTTACATGAAAAAGCCAAAACTGCCTAAGCCCAAGATGACGCCTGAAAAAAGGCCGCCCATTAAAGAGTCAACGATCATGCAAATCTTGAGGCTACAGGAGCAAGGATTTAAAGCTTTTGATATCTCAAAAGAAGTGGGTGTAACGGTTCAGACCGTCTACAACGTGAAGCAACGATACCTGCTCATTGACGTTAAGAACGGAACCAAATGGTACAAATGGCTAGGGAGTTAGAGTGGAATTCAAAGAAAGCTTTGACCTTGAGGTGTTAATCACTTCTGTTAAGCACTTTAAAATCGAGGCCGACTCGTTGAGCGAGGCCAAAGAGTTGGCGCTTAAAGAATCGCGCAAACACTTCGGTAAAGACTTCCGCCGCGTCGATATTGTTGAGGCGTCGGAGGACTGATGGAACAAGAAAGCTTCTTTGGCGAACCAGATTCTTGGTGGGTGGAACACTGGCAGGGTATGCCTGAGTTTGTTCAAGACAAACAAGAGCCATTCGCCTGCATCAACATGCGGTTTGAAACAGAGCAAGACCTGAAAGAGTTTGCAAAGCTAATAAACCAAACGCTTACGCCAAAAACAAAAAGCATCTGGTTTCCATTCAAGTCTCACTGGGGTGCAGAGCACAACATGATGGCTTGGGTTGATGGCGATGAACCCTGAGCATCCAATATATATTGTAAGCAAGGGTCGGTGGCACAATGGTCTAACAGCCAAAGCTTTGACTCGTATGGGTGTGCCGTTCAAGGTTATTGTTGAAGCTCATGAGCTTGAAAACTATGCAGACGCTGTAGGCCGAGAAAGATTGTTAGTGCTACCGCAAGAGTATCTGGACAACTACGACACATGCGACGATGAACATGGCAAATCAAAAGGACCGGGCGCTGCTAGAAACTTTGCTTGGGATCACTCGGTTGCTGAGGGCCATACATCTCATTGGGTGATGGACGATAACCTCGATGACTTTCATCGTCTAAACCGAAACCAAAAAGTATCTGTGCGGACAGGGGCAACGCTCAGGGCTGCTGAAGATTTTGTTGACCGCTACGAGAACGTGGCAATCAGTGGTTTGAACTATTACTCGTTTTGCAAATCAACAGACTCGGTGCCGCCATTTGTTTTGAACACTAGAATTTACAGTTGCCTGCTGATAAGAAACGACATCCCTTATCGTTGGCGTGGGCGTTATAACGAGGATACCGACATCTGTTTGCGAGTCCTAAAGGACGGTTACTGCACGGTGCAGTTCAATGCTTTTTTGTGTGGAAAAGTAACAACTCAAAGAATGTCTGGTGGCAACACCAAAGAGTTTTATTCGGGCGAAGGCACTAAGCCAAAAAGCCAGATGCTTGCAGACCTTCACCCTGATGTTGCGTCCGTCGTTTGGCGCTTCAATCGATGGCATCACCACGTCGATTACAAACCGTTCAAAGACAACAAGCTGATTAGAAAAAACTCAAAAGTATGTCATGGCGTCAACGAGTACGGCATGGTCTTAAAACCAAAAGCTAAGGATAAGTGATGGAATTTAAAGTAGGCATTTACGAGGATCTGGATTACCCAACGTATGACTCGATACCTGCGTGGCGATCTCACGATCTGAGCGCCATAGCCAAATGTCCGTTCACTTGGAAGAACCAAACCTTTAACAACTCACCAGCCCTGCTTGAAGGCAGGGTGCAGCACACCGTGTTTTTAGAGCACCACAAGTTCTTTGACGAGTTTGCCATAGAGCCAGCGGTTGATAAGCGAACCAAGGTTGGCAAGGCGGAGTACGCTGAGTGGCTTGAGGATCTGGGTGATAAAACGGCCTGCAAGCAAGACCTGTACGACATCTGCATGGAAAGGCGCGAGGTTGTTTCTGAGTTCATTCCCCAGCCAGATCACGGTGTTGAGCTGACGCTGTGCTGGATCTGGAATGGTCAGCAGTGTAAGGGCAAACTTGACTGGCACACTGGCACTGACATTTGGGATTTTAAGACCTGTCGTGACGCCTCACCTCGTGGCTTCAGGAGCGCGATCAACACGTTCCGCTATCATCAGCAGGCTGCTTACTATCTGGCTGGCTGCAAGGCCGTGGGACTGCCCACAGAGAAGTTTTACTTCTTGGCTCAGGAAAAGGCTCACCCTTATCCATATGGCGTCTACACGCTGAGTGATGAAGCCATCGCTTATGCTGACGCCCAGAACGAGCAGGCGATGGCTGTTGGCATCAAGTGCCGTGAGCAAGACCTGTACCTGCCCTACAACCAAGACGGGATCAAAGAGTTTGGCCTTACCGACCTTAACTGAAGAAGAGCTGGCCCAAGAAAAAGAATGGGCTGAGCAGAAGATGTATCACGCTGCGCGGTGGTGTTGGAAGCGTCGGCACCATGCCACCCCAAACAACCCGCCGCATCGACGGGTCACTTGGGAGCAATGGTTTGAGAAAAAGTTCGGTGAACCGCTCTTAGATTACGCTGAGCGCATGAGAAAGAAATGAAGTACAAAATATTATTTATGGTCTTCTTTGTTTTTGTTGTGCTTCTGATGACTGCGTGTTCTACGGCAGGCGTAAGCCAGTGGGAATACTTTTCGCCAGAGAAAACTAAGTGTTACCCTCGAAAAGAAATCAAGATATGCAGGCAGTATGGGCCGCACCTGATCTGCCAGTGTGCGGCTTACTAGGTTGCTGAAAATTAGTTTAGCTGCTCTCTTACAACGCGAGTTGAGTGCATCTCGCTGATTGAAGACTCGACGTGCTCATCGAGAATAATTGCCGAGCCTTGAGAACAAAAAGACACTAAAAATTCTTTAAGCGTTTCGTTGGTTTCGTGGTGGTCGCGCATCAATTTGCGGATCACTTCTGCATCAACGTCAAGGGTAAAATCTACTCGTACCTTCATCATCTTTTCCTCAGTTGGATTTATGGCGTCTCAAAAGCTTTAAGTTCGCGGTACTCGCCGCCAGCAGGGTAAACGTAAAACACGGCTTCCCCATTGCGGCATAGCGCCCCAATCTCTGGGTGCGAACGCAACCACATGTGGATGAATTCCCAGCTCATTGCGTAATCAATTTTCATCATCTTTTCCTTAATTGGTTTTCCAAGACCTTTCGGTTTCGGGGCGGGAACCACCCGCCCAGCTCGTCAGTTGGAGGCTACTTTTTCTCTTCATCCCGCCTGTCTTTTGCAAAACGGTTTGCAGATAAATATGACGAATACCCGCAAGTGCCTTTGTCGAAATGTTTTTCATGAGATAGACCGGGGTTTTCGACACTGGGCCACCGAACCGTCCATCCGCCTATAGAGTTTTTATTCAGCGTTACCAGTGAGTTCTTGAATGTCTTCATCATCTTCTCCGTTAGTGGGGAGGGTCATCCTCCCGACACAGATATAATCTCATAATGCCGTGTCGTTGTACACACATTTGTGCAAAATAGTGTAAATAGTTATGTGATATTTGCAGCGTTTTCTAGAAGGCGTTTCTTGTTGTAGAGCCAGAAGACCAATAAGTACCTGTCGCCGCCCTCAACGGCCAGCCCTCGGTGCATGTTGGTGAAGCTTGGGAAGATCAGTGCGTGACCGCTGGGCAGTGGGCTAAGCGTACCGTGGTTGTGAAACTCTGTGCCGCCGCCTTTGTAGTCGCCCGTGTTGAGCGGAACCACCACACTAATATCGGCACTCTCGTCGTGGTGCCAAGCGCCCTGTTGCTTCTCTTTGAGGTTGTAGTTGGCTATCTGGATGCTCGATACGTCTGCACAGTCGCGCTGGTAAAGCGCCAAGAAGATTGGATTGAGCACGTTCTGCACAACAAACCACATGGTTCGATAAAGCTCTGGCACATGCTCTCGAAGAACAATCTCAGGGATCTGCCTCAGCTCGTCCTCGTCATCGTTGGTTTCAAACGGTATCTCTTTGACCATGCTGTCGATCTCTTCGACCAGCATCTTGCAGAACTGCCGCCTGAACAAAGGCACCTTGTAAACGTCTGGAAACACCTTCTTACAGAGCTGAGAGACGGGTGTGGGCTGCATCTTATCGACCCCCATCCTAGCCCTAAACTCGGCAATAACAGGCACAGTCTTTTGCACAGCCTCGTACAAAGGCTGGTTCACCATCCAATGCGACTGCATCGACAGCATATAGTTTTTTATTTCATACATTGTACAATTCTACACAATCTTGTAAAATCCATCAATCTTTGACAGAGAATTGCTATGCAACCAGAAGAAGAGCCTGTCGAGCGTCAGCGTAAGTCGTTGGCAATCGACAAAGACACCTACGACCTGCTTCGTGAAATCTGCGCCAAGGAGCGTCGCTCTTTGATCCATCAGTTACAGCGTTTGATTGAGGCCAAGCACCAAGAGTTGTTTTACAAGGATTACCTTTGAGAAATCCTTTTAAGGCCAAAGCCGTGCCTCAGTCTTACCGCCCAGTGCTTGAGGCTAGAGAGGTTATCGAGTTGTTTGGCCGACTAACCATGCACCAGCAGGCGGCTCTTATGCGCCTAATGAGCCGTAACCTAATGATCGAGGTCGATGGTGGCGCACTCATGGGTTATGACCTTGGCTATGAGGTCGAGGGCGCTATGATCGTTGCGCGTGAGGTAGAGCCTGAACCGCTAGACGAGTGAAGCAATACCGCCCAAGTTACCCCTAGTCCGCATGGCAATCTCTCTGTCCTTGTCGAGCGGCACTATCGCAGAAGAAAGCGCAAGATCAAGGTTACCCGTTGCAGGCGCTGGCTGGGTGTCTGGGAGTGGCTCAAAAATATCCAAATCGATGGGTGATACGTTGGACTGAGGCGGAGCAACCGGATTTGGTTGATTTTCTTCATCCATAATACGAGCAGCCTCACGAGCACGCTCAATAGTTCGCTCACCCTCTGATCCTCGCACCATGCCGGTGGCAGTAGGGCCGGGGCCGAAATCACCTTCTGTAAGATTCTCAAACACCTCTTTACCGCCTCTAGCTACAGCTTGAGTGGTGAAATAAACCAAGGGCTTGACCTTGTTGATCGACTCGGCAAGCTCTTTTGCAAACGCGGGATCGATCAAAGCCTGAATCAATTGGTCTTCGTAAGCTTCCCTTTGGAACGTAAGCGTAGCTCTGGCTATGTCATCAAACCCGCGAACCAACAGGCGCTGTGGTATTTCAAACACTGCTCGCAGGGCGTTCTGAGCAACTCGGCCCATACCGGCAGTTTCTTTTTCTAAGGCCCGTTGTATGACAGTGAACGGCTGTGTTGGTGAGGAGCTTTTGGTTGCAATGAAGCTTGTAGCTTGCATTAGCTCCACTAGGTCTACAAAGTTTTGCAGCTCCTGCGGATCCATAATGGCTTTCAGTGCCTGCGCTTTCTTGCCGCGCAATTTTAAGTTTTCAGCAGATTGCTCACGAAAAATTTTAGACGCCTCACTAGACTTTACTTGCTGCTTGGTGATCTGCGGATTGTCTCTTAAAAATTCGTTGAAGCTCTGGCGAGGGCGACCAGAAAAACCTATACGACGCAAAAAAGTATTCGTAGCGCCAAGCGGATTGGTGGTTGTCCCGATGGCGTCATCAAGCTGTGTGCGGAGCCAGTTGCCTTTCATGTTCTGCCAGACTTGCGGATCTTCAGTCTCAATCAAGCGACGCAACATACGGATATCTTTCGGCTTGGCTTTTCCGCTAAACAATTTGTCGGTCAGGCGTATCGCTGTTTCGCCACCTATGCTCGCCGCTTTAGCGAAGTTGGTCACAATACTTGCTTCCAACGCTTGCAAATGTCCTTTTGATGGATCGTAAATTTCTGTTGCGCGTTTATATTCGGGATTCAGCCCCTTCATCCTTTCAGAAATCTGTTCTCGAATCTGGCTGACCTCTCTTTTCAACGATCTTTGACCGTCTTTAGTCAAGCCTTCAATCAGCGGTCGAAAATCATTTTTGAGGGCGCTATGCAACATCTGCGTGTTATCTTTCAACGCCAACGTGCCTTGGTTGGTAACCAGTTGGTTTTTTGACAGGCCAGAAAAATCCGTTAAAGAATCTAAAAGTTCCTGCTTAACGGTACGGGCCTTGCCCCTCAGATTTGGATCAGACAGATCCATCTGTAGTTGTCGGGCTATGTCACTCACATCAATTTCTAATTCAAGTTCGTAAGCATTTTTGTAAACTTGGTTTGCTCGCTCCTGTCTTTTCCCTGCTAGTTTTTTCAAAACTCGGTTGGACGCCTCGGCTAAATCGTCCTCAAACTCAAACCCAGTTTTCCCACTGAGACGGCCTTGTTTTAATTTTGTGAGAAAATCTCCGCGTAAGACTTGGTCAAAAAACTCATCAGCAGCCTCTTCTACCTGTAAGGCTCGATTGTGGTAGAAGTCCCATAGTTTTTGTGAACCCGGCTGCATCTGCATATATCTTTGCAACTGAGCTGTGTTATTAATGATTCCCTCTGCCTCGCCGCGAGTGAGCACGACCCCAAACCTGTCTTGAGCAAAATCAATTTTTTCATCTGCTGTTTTGCCACCTTCTCGCATGATCGTTTGAAGTGCTGTTAGACCTTCGTCTCCGACAAATTTGGACTTCACACTACCGAGGGTTTGAGCCAAACCTTTTGCGCCGAATGAGCCAAAAGGAAAAGCTCCGAATCCAGTGGCGTACATGAGATCTTCTTTGGCTTGGGCGACGTTGAGGGGAGGCCCATCAAAAGCGGCAGATATACCTAATCTACCCGCGCCCGCTGCACCGCCACCTGCTGCCGTTCCTATGCCTCCACCGGCAATAGCGCCGGGTATACCGAGAGTAAATCCACCAGCGGTCATGCCAGCAGTTCCGAGACCAGCTTCTGCAATGAATTGCATCGTAGGGCCGACCATCCCTGCTGTGTCCATTACATCGTACTGGGGTAGCGGGTTCAGGTAGGTTCTCTCAGAGTCGCTCAACAACCCTTCTTTGAATTCTTTCACGACGCGGCCAGTGTTGGGGTCAACGTAAGCGATGTCCTCGTCCTCATCGACAAAGTAAAACTCGACTGGATCAATGCCGTCCCTTTCAAGTAAACCGGGAAACCTACGTCGCGCTAACCATGCCAGTTGGTATGCTTGATCGTTCGACATACCGGCTAACAAAGCTGTCAAAAACCCAGATTTTTCATCCTCTTCTTTTTTCTTGAGACGATCTTCTGGTGACGGCGCAATCAATTTACGGGCTTGTATCTTCATGTTTTCAGCATGAGCAGCCTCGAACCCAGACTTTTTCAACAAGTCTTCCAAAGTGTCATCTGCGCCGACCGTATACGGTATTCCCATATACGTTATTTGTTTGGTCGCTTTGTTGGATTCTGCCATCTAGCTAAAGTCCGTGGTCATTTCTTCATCATCGTCGGCCATTTGCTCGCTAGGAGCTGATTCCCCCTTACCATACAGTTTATTCAAGAAACTTTGGCCGAAAGCTTTCGCAGCAGCCGGTTGCTTATCTGCTAAATCTCGTAAATTTTGCAGCTCGCTTGCATCGAAGAACGGGTTTTCTAATCTCCAATTCGTAATCCACGCACGAGCCTGACTGAGTTTGTCGGCATCTGTTTCCATGCCATTGAAAAGACCGTTCTGAACTGCAAGACCATATTCCCGTTGTATTTCCACGTTCCGATTCGCCATGCGCTGTAAAAAACTGGCTTGTTCAAGTGCGCCATAGTAAGTTGACGCTAAGCTAGGCGATGCGGCGATGAATAGCCGCATTTCCATTTCGGTGATTGCCCCTTTAGTTTGGCCGACCAGACCCATAGCAATTCGAGTGCCTAGAGTGTTAGCCAATTCCTGAGCTGAGAAAGTCTTGTCTTCTTCTGTAAACAAACCTAACTCGGACAAAACTTTTCTGGCTTGCAAGGTTTGGCTTTGAAGCGTCCCAAAATTTTCCTCGCCCAACTCCTCGACTACGTTCAAAAACATAGTGGTCAATTGGTTCTGATTAGCCGCGTCTTCCGCCGCTTTGAATATGTCTGACTCAAGTTTCGCTAAGGCTTCCCCAGCCTTAACGTCATATCTAGTCGGTGTTCTGGGGGCTTCAACCGTGGTCGTTATGCTACTTTGCGGCGTTCTGATAAGCCTAGCACTGGGATCGTCTTCTATCGCCTTCACCTCGATCTTGTTTCTGGGATCGACGCGAACCTGCTTCCTGCCAATGACTTGTCCTTTGCTATCTTTCTCATCGATTTCGTAAACGAGAGGATCGAAAGGTTTGGCGTCTAACTTTAAACGCTCCAAATCACGTTTGTTCAAATAGTCCCTCGCTGCCGCTTCATCCGCCCGTGCAAGCTCAAAAGCTTTCAGTCCAATTGATTGATCAATCAATCTCTTGTCTTCTCGTGACTTTCTCAACCGTTCATTGAACGCAGTAAAACCTGCACCGGCAGACCTAAAAGCGCCAGCCGTCGGGTCTGCTGACAACATCGCAGCGCCGACATCGCTCGCCAAGTCAAAAAGTGTTGGTTTTTGTGGCGAGCTGAATAAAGGAGTTAGCTTTTTAACGTAATCATCGTAACGATTACTAAACATCCCAGTTTTCTCTGCGACCCCGACCTTTTGTTTCGCTTGGTCGGCTTTGAGAGCTTCTGTAATAGCAGCTTCTAATTGAGCAATGGGATCAGGCTCGTCAAACTGCTCCATGTCCAACGGCTTTAGGCCGGGAGCACCAGTGGTGTAATCGTCAAACGGGTCTATCCCCTGAACTGGCTCTAATCTTTCCATTCTTTAACCCGCTTGTTGTTGAGGCTTTCCGTAAAAGTTGCCCAAAGCGCCTAGTGTCGCCAAGCCAGTGCCTACACCCGCCTGCAACGCAGAAGGATCAGGCGTAAAGTTGGTTTGGAACTGGGTCTGCCCTGCGGGAGCCATGTTCACGAATGGCATCAAGGCTTGGTATTGAGCCAGCGGAGCCTGTTGCGCCTGCAACAAGCCAGCGCGTTGTGCATCAAGCTGCGCCTGTCGGTTCTGCTGAGCCATTCCACCAATGCCCTGCAACGCTGCAACGTCTTGCGCCCCAGCCTGCTGTGCCTGCCCCCCAAGACCGCTCAGGAAGCTTCCATAGCCCGTCTGAGCCGCGCCAAGCTGTTGTCCTGCCTGAGCCTGCTGTTGACCTATCTGCCCGTACTGACCCGCTAGAGTGCCTGCTACGCCCATGCCAGTCTGTCCTGCCATCTGACGTGCGGCTGCATCTTGCTGACCCAAGCCAGAAAGTGTTTGACCTAAGCCAGTACCAGCCGCAAATCTTTGCTGGGCCGCTTGCCCCATTTGACCGCTAAGTTGCTGCTGAGCACCTAATTGTTGTTGGGCGCTTTGCTGAATGAGGTTTCCGTAGCCAGTTCCTGCTGCCAGTTTGGATTGAGCTGCCTGACCTAGCTGACCAGTCACATCACGACCTGCGCCATAAGATTGACCTTGCAATCCTGCCAAACCAGCCGATGCTGTTCTGGCGGCTTGCTTCTGGCGCTCATCTTCTGCAATTGCAGTCTGTTGAGCCTGCTGGAAGCCCTGTGAGCGCAATGCACCAACACCCTTTGACAAACCCCTGCCCATCGCTTCGGCTCGCTCAGCGGCGCTTAGACGCGCTCTGGAGCCGAATGCTGACTCTCCACCAGACGATACATCACGCGCATACTGCGTTAAATCTTGTTGAGCCAAACCCTTAGTGGCGTCATCAATCATCTGTTGAACGACGGCGTCTTCGTATGGGTTTTGATATTTAGATGTGGCTTCGGCTATGTCGAGTGCGCCAGTTGTTCCGCGCAATAATCCCTCAGACTCGCCCAAGCCACTGCGAAAACGCTCGGCCTCAGTCATGCTCATGCCGACTGTGTCGGTTATGTCTCGGCCAAACTCATCGTAAGTCTTGCGGCCCTGCTGTTGAGCGCGAGCCAAGTCCATTCCAAATCTTTGGGTGTCACGAATACCCTTTCGGCTCATGTCACCAAGGTCGCCACGAAGCCGCTCTTCAGCCGCTATCGCTCTGCCTCTGCCCTGCTGCGACCCTCTCATTGAGTCCATTAGAGCGCGATCTCGTTGGTCTAGTGCAAAGCGTGAGCCTTCACGAATAGACTCTAGCGCCTGCTGCGACGCTACTGCTTGATCGCTCAAGCCGCCTTGTAATGAGTCGATCCCCATCTGGCCTCGGCGCATAGCCTCTTCAATGAATGGCTGTTGAGTGCCGACATTGGATCGAGCCAGTTGCATGGCCCTGATTTGATCTGGGCTAAAGCCTGCAATCTCTTGAGGTATGACGATGGGTCGGCCCTGCTCGTCAAAGAAAGTACGCTCAGCAGCCTGAAACGCGCCCGGTATGAAGCCGCCTTCGCCATCCAAACCAAACAGCAGTTGCTGGGTTATCGGATCAAGGCGTGTTTCGGTTTTGGTTACGCCTGAAACAAAAGGCTGAGACGTATCGGCTGTACCGCCTTCTTGAAACTTACGAACCCTTTGCAGTTGTGCTGGCGTCAGAATGCTCATTTCTTTTTAGCCCTCTTTGGCTTGGGCTTATCCGCAAACTCGGCAAACAAGTCCATCATTTCGTACATGAGCGCGGTGCCATCGCCACGGCTTTCACCGCCATTTGGCGTGAGCGTAATGATGCCGCCATCACCCTTAGATAGATCAAAGGCTCCCGCACCACGAACCGCTTGGCCCGTCATAACGAACTCGCCGTCCGACAGCATCGCTGGCACATCGTCACTGGTTTCAGTGCCTTCGCCGTTGATACCGCCGTTCATGCGCTCAAAGTCCTCTGTGGCTACGTTACCGCCCTTGGCGTAAGCCATTGGCATGACCATGCCGCCGTAACGCATACCCGTAGCAGCTTCTTGTTGAGGCGGCTTGCCGCCGCTCAGGGTAGGTATTGTTCCCTTTGGTAACAAACCGAATTCAACAGGGTTGGGTGCAGGCTGACCAGTGCGCCGTGCAATTTCGGCTTCAATGTTGTATCGGCCAGTAGATCCCTCTTGAGTGAGCGGGGTAAGGGCTACGCCTTTTCTGTTCTTGGCTTCATCATAAGCCAGCTTGCCAAGCAAGCCTGCTGCCGCAAGACCGCCAGCGCCACCCAGAAGTCCACCAAGACCGCCGCTGCCTGTGCCTGTACCTGTGCCTAAACCGCCGCCAAGGAAATCCCCTAGAGCGCCATAGTTGCCTTTGCCGTCAGCTCCGCCGCCACTAATTAGGTTGCTGAAGAAGTTGCCTCCACCCTGACTAACCAAATCCGATAATCCGGGAGTGCCTTTCAACGCTTCTAAAATCTGCCCTTCATTAAGACCAGCTTGTTTAAAGCCTTCTATTGTTTTCGCAAAGTTTGGGTTCTGGCTTACAAACTGTTCTAATGTGGAGCCATCAGCGCCTCCACCCATCAAGCTTCCGATGCCACCACCAAAGAAATCACCTATTTTTCCAAACTTTCCTACTCCGTCAGCTCCACCGCCTTTGAAAATGCTTCCTATTCCTTTGCCTAGATTGCTAAAAAAGCCGCCGCCGCTGCTTGCCGCACTACTTGCTCCGCTTGCCGCACCACTTGCTCCGCTTGCTGCGCTTGCTGCGCCACTACCTAAGCTGCCAATGCCGCTGAGCAACTTACCAGTGCCATAGCCACCAAGCGCACCACTTATAGCGCCTTTCAAGCCCTTGCCGCCAACCACGTTGGTTGCAGCGCCAATACCAGCAGCGATCAAAGGCCCAACGCCGGGTATAAAGTTAGCCAGTGGGCCAGCTACAGGCGCTATCTTCTTTGCAAACTTCTTGATGCTCTTGCCAAGCTTCTTGAAAAAGCCAAACTCTTCCAAGCCAGTAATCGGGTTCAGGCTTGCAATGCCCATAGCCACAACGTGACGCTCAGGGTCGATGTCCAGCTCGTTGAATCTATTCTCTACTGCGGCCTCAAACTGAGCGTCATCAAACATCTCAGGTGGAAGCACAACCTCGCCGGGTCGTAAGTGAGCCAACACCGTGTCATCACCGCGACCTTCGGCTGCAAGCATTTGCGCTTGCTCGGCCATAGGAGCGTTGGCTGCATCGCCCATGCGCTCATACATCTCTTGCTCAACGGGATCTTCTGCCATGCCCTGTTGCATCATCAGCTCGTTTAGAGCCATCTCAAGACCAGCATTTGAGTTCTGTTGCATCTCAGGCGCAGCTTCAGCTATTGCCATCTCAGGCATAGCCATTTCAGGCATCGGCTCTACCATCCCGCCCTCAGCCATTTGAACAGGCATGTCACCGCCAATGAGGTTTTGAATTCGACTCTGAAGCATTGCATCCATTACGGTGTACTCACTGTTACAGACCCTAAGCCAAAGGTGGCGGACTGGCCTGTTGGGTAGGTTTGATGGCTATACAAGTCCCTAAACGTAGTGCCATCAAACGCCTGATGTATCTCTGTCGTAGTATTGAAGATAATAGCACCTGTTGCAAACTGAAGCGTACTGATTTCATTTGCGTTGAAGTGCGGAGATATTGTGATGTCTACGCTTCCAAGGTTCAGCTCAAGCACACGAACCAATCGGTTAAACGTGCCAGACTCGACCTTGTCGCCTTGGGCGGAAGGAAGCCTTGTTTCCAAAAGGCGGCTCATCTAGCGCCTGCCGCTTTGCTGAAGGTCTAGCCTTGTGGCACCAAGCCTCCACTTATAACCAACCTGATCGCCGCTTGATGCGTCATCATCAGACTCAAACCGCAACACCACCTGACGCGCTCGGCTTCTCAGGCTGTTGAACGTAGAGCTTTCAGTCACCTGAGTAGTGGAGTCAGTGGTCAAAGACTGACCGGGGAAGTCTCGACGCTTCAGCACAATATTCATAGCGGGGGTGTTGCTGACGGTGGCGTCTTTAATAAACGCAACGTCAGGAATCATTCGTTTCACGAAAGCAAAGTTTTCGCCGTCAGATATGTCAATGTCCGCTGACTCAATGAAAACACCAGTCATGGGCTGGTTGTAATCATCAAACCCAGTCTCGTGGTTGAATATGCAGTTTTCGCTACTCGTTAAGCCAGCCGCCATAGGCTGATCTTCAATACCAGCATCGATCCACGAGTATCGAATCAAAGACCCGACAGACCATGTGTTTTCTTCGTAGTTGTAGATAACGTATCGGCTTATCTCGCCAGTGCCATCTGTAAGGCTTGGGTAGAAGAACCACATCTCACCAAACTCTGAGTTCAGCCCCATAAAGCACTTGAACGCCTGACCAAGATCGAGGTCTTCAAAGACATACTCTTGCACGGTGCAAGGAAGCTTCTGAACAGCTCCGTTGTAGAAGTAGAACCCTGTCTTGCTTGCGTAGTACACGCCGTTTGGAGCGTTTACAGCGGCCTTCGGGCCAACAATGCCAGAGCCTTCGTTGACTAGGTTGATCGCAAAGGTAAGCGGAGGCCCGATAAAGCTCATCGAGTACAGGCTGGTGTCTGTCCAGATCAGTATTTCTTGGCGCGACTTCATTCCACCAACAATAAACGACCCGCTAGACAGCCTTACAGAGCCTGCGCTGTTGGTTGCCAATGGCTCAAACTGCAAATCATCTTCAGACGCACTGAAAGCAACAAGCATTGGGTCAATAGCTCCAGACCTCGAATTATTCACTATCGGGTCAGCGCCAAGCACAATGAGGTGCCTGTCGGTTTCGGAGGTTATGACCTGCAAACCAAGTGTTGGGACTAAGTTTGCGCCCGTAATCCCTGAAAGCAAAACTGCTGGCTCTGAAGTCCCGCCATTCTCAAGCCATCTAAAGATGCCAGCTCCACGCGGGTTGATAATGAGGTTCTCGCCAAAGTTGTCATGCGTCCAAAGCCTAAGCTGGTTTACTGCGCTAATGGCTGATGCAGATCCGTACCCACCAGCGCCCCAAGTGCCAAGACCCCAGCCAGACCCTTGAACGTAGGTGTCTAGCCCAACATTTATCTGATACGAGCCGTCAACGCCTGAGCCGCCGTTGCCCGTGTCAGAAGAGTTGGCTGTGACAGTTGCGCCGTCTGTGTCTTTTGCAGTGATCGTGTAGGTGTTTGTGCCAGTCACTAACAGTATTTGATATTCCTGATTCAAAACCTCAGCGGTGATTAACCCACCAAGACTAACCGCGCCTGAAAAAGTGACAAAGTCGTTGGTTACAGACCCGTTGCTTGAGTCTGTAACAGTGATGGTTGATGAGCCGTTGGTAGCGGCAAAGGTGATGCTGTTGGTCGAGGTCTTTCGTATCGGCGTTACGTCGTAATATCTGTCGCCTTCCTCGATGTAGTATTTAACCGTGGTGCCTAAGCCAAGGTAGCGAGTTCCCGCCAAAGATATCCAGCTATGCAGTGCGCGGCACGACCCAAGAAATGATTGAGTTCCACGCTTGTACCATCCGCCCACTTTCTCTGGGCGACCCTTTCGGAATCGAATAAGGTTTCCGTCTACCCATCCGCCTTTGGCGGCTAAGTCGGTTTCTTCTTTATTGATTCCCGGCTGAAAATCTATCCTTGATAATGGCATTTGGCATTAGGCCAACCGAATGATTGCGCCAGTCGCTGTTGGGCTTGGAAAGACAACAGTGAAGTTGCCAGCGGTAGATGTCTTGTCACCACCAAAGTCGATGATAGCAACCGCCTTATCAGACTGGGTGTCGTTATAGATCATGCAGCCTCTCGCAGTGACTGTTGCTGTTCCAAAAGTCAGGTCTGCAAAATCGCATACAGCAGTCGTGCCGCTCAGCACAGGCGTTACGCTGGTTAAGGCGTTACCGCCGCTGGTGTAGTTCGTGCCGCTGGCTTGACCTGTTGTAGTAAAGGCCGTCGTAGCAGCGCCCAGTGTTGCGCTGGAGGTGTACAGCGCAAGCTTGAAGCTGTTGCCGCTTGAAGCTGTAAAGTTGTGAGTGCCAACAAGCACTTCCTGCTTGAATGACGAACAAATTGCAGATGTGATAGCCATGTCAAAGCTCCTTTATGATGTTAGCCATGTCTTCATGGCCCTGAGCAATAAGCTTACCCCTAATTGTGACACGATCAGAGGTAATTGCATTACCAATTCCACTCAATACTACGTTATAAATATACTTTCTGAAAGCCAACGCTTGCTGCCTGACGTGCGGCTCCGCGTTCTCTGACACAGATACAATCTTGTTTGTGATCTGCTCAGCCCAAAACTCAGGAGGGTGGCCTTCATTGTCAGTGGTAAAAACCATGACGTTGCCAAGCTCAATATTTCCTTGTTCACCCATGACTATCCCTTGTACGGCTCTGGTGAGCGTGGCAGCTCAATGGTTTCTAGGTTGTGTTTTTTAACCATGCTGGCAAGCTCGGATCGATTGCACACAACCCACTCACCCTGCGGATCTGGCATCGCAATCTTTGGGTTAGCCAGCCTGTGGAAACCATACAGCCTCTCTTCAAGATCGACGTTCTGATCCAGCAGCGAAGACCTTGGGCTAACGCCTACAACAACCCCAATAGATATTAGCTTGCATATCCAAAACTCAAGACACGCTCTGCCAGCTTCCGCAAAGTGCAGATTGTTTTTGTAGCTGAAGTCCATGCCAAAAAGGTCTACCTGACCGACTTTGTTGTAGGCTGCAAAAGCCAGTGAGTAAGCAACCGTGGTGTTTAAGTAGGCGCAGCGTTGGTCTTTGATGACCTCTTCTATGGGGAATACGGTCAGCGCGGGTACGCGCTCGTCTAGCTCGCAAGTATAGATCGGCTTGTCAAATGTGGGCAGAAGCTTGCGCATAACACCAGTCTGGTTACCCGCATCATCTGTATCCAGAAATCTGCTGGCTGGGTCGAGCATAAACACTCGGTCACACTCAAAAACCGATAAGGCCGAGTTGATAACCCAGACCTCATCCCACTCTTCGCTGTTTTCTTTACCGATTACATAGTCGATCTGAGAGGCTCCCAGACCGATGATTGCTATTCTTTTGCCTTCAAGCTCTTTGATTGGTTCCAATTAGGTCACCCCTGTACGCAATAAGTCATATCTGAATTCATCGCGGGTGTTTCGGCCTTCACTCAGATTCTTCATTCGAGAGACAGCTTCCTTGAACCGCGCTTCAAAATTGGCAATTACGTCAGGGGTTTCTTTAAGGAAAATCGCGCCCTCAACTAACGTGCCGTACAGCAGCGCGTCGGGGTGATCAGTTGAAAGCACAGTGGTTCCACTGTCTGAGCCTACCGTCAGGGACGCAGGCTTGTGCAGATAGTGAAGCTCAACCGTGTAGTTTGAGTTGGGTACAGGCGACATCTCAAAGGCCGACTCATCAAACAAAGAGTAATACTTTGGCTGACCAGTGACTGTGGATGTGGGGCTGTACTCTTTCAAAAAAGACGGGTGCTTGAAATCAAGGTAAATGTACTTGTTGTTACCATCGATTATGGCAAGCGAAAACGGTGCAAAAAAATCACTTGGCGTTGCCAAAAACCGATTACCTAATGAGGCCGTGCCTTGGACGTTCTTACGCTGCTCAGGAAGCTGCACCATCTTGAAGATGCGGCTTTCCGACTCTTGAATGAACGTGTTGAGCTGGCTCGTAAACGTGGTTTCTGAAACCTGCAAATAATCTTGAACCGCTGTTTTCAGCGTTGCCAATGTAAAACTCATGACGTGGTTACCTCCACAGTACCAACACTACACGTTAGTCCAAAAGTTTGCAAAGTTGTGCCTAAAATACCATTGCCAACATTTGTGTAGACGGTGAAAAAGTTGTTGTCATTACCGCCAGCAGCTTGGTCTGGCCTAGACACTTGCAAAGCCTGTGGATCTGCGGGTACAGGCTTGGGCATAAGCTGAGGATGCTTGGGCGACCACTGATCTGGGCCAACCAAAAAGCCGTCCCACGTCATACGCATGTCCTTCAAGCGATATCTGAATCCCGTGATATCACAAATCCCATAGGCCCGATGGTTGGATGCAAAAGACATTACGCTGAGTTGTAATTTCTAAGGTCTGGGGCTACTCGAAACGACGCACGGTCTTCATCTTGACTGAGTGCGCGTTGAAACTCTTCTTCGTACAAGCCCTTGAGCATACCGACCTTCTCAGGCGCTCTCTTTAGCGCCAAGTAATAGGCAAGGCCAGCAGCCAGACACGGGTAAAACCGAAACGGTATCTGCATGGTGTTTGCCCCAGCGTCGGCGTCATCCATTCGACTTAGCACGTTGAGGTACAAGTCGTACTTGGAGCTTTGATCTGGTGCAGGCCAAACCGTCACGGTAGGGCTAATTTGCTTGTCTACAAAGTATTGGTTGGGCTTGCCAGTGGTGGCTTTTGTAGACAGATTCGCGTATTCGCTGCGAGACATGCGGTTTAACGGAACGTCAGTGCTCACACCGCCAATGGTTTCTCTGATAAACACGTCGAGAACGTCAATTGTTGCTGTGGGATTTGTGGTGTCTATGGTGTACGAGGTCGTGTCTTTGACCATCGCTAAAATCTTTTGATTCACAGTCCACTGGTTCAAACCACGGTTTGCCCACTCTGCAAGCATAAGATTCAAAGAGCGGTTGGCTGTCTTCAGGTCATAGCCCGTGCGAAGCTCCAAGCCGCAACGCTCAAAAGCTTCTTCAACATAGTCAGCTACGTCTAACTCAAAATCTTTACTTCCGCTTACCGCCATCTTTTGTGCCTGCGTAGAGGTTGTCGAATACCTGATTCACGTCCAACGTGTAGTCTAAATCACTTTTGCTGTAGTGGATATGCTGACTCGGTTTAAAGTCTGGAGCGCCTTCGCCTGTCTCAAACCACGCTGGGTGGGTAACTCGCACACGATTGTTGGGTAAGGCGATTATGTTGCCAGTCCACGGCCCTGCGTCGAGAAGCTCCATCACATGGCTTTGCTTGTGCTGCGCGGGATCGTCCGCTATCTCATTCTCCGCATAATCGACGGTAAAGAGATATCGGGCAGCATAAAACTCTCCGTCAATCTTCGCCATCCACGGGCAAGGGGTGCAGCGATCCAGCACATAAACAGCATGGTTAAGAGAAGAACAATCCCAAGGCTGCGCAGCCCAGACTGGCATCGGCTCAGGCCATTCTTCAAATGGGGTGTCGCCCACGAGAGCAGTGATCGGCATTCTTGCCCACATCGCTCCACCATGTACGTTAGGTTCGTTGTCATCGTCGTAAGACTCCGCACCCGTAAAAATCACCTGAAAGCTCAGGCACCTTGTCGGCATCGTAGTTACAGCAATAACCATAGCGTGTAGAAACTCGCCATGATACTTCTCGTGATTTGCCGTGTACTCTCGCCTAACCCACGCCTTGAAGTGTGGGATATTGCTCTGCAAGTAAGACACTATCTACGACCAAATAAACCACTCTTCTTGGTTGAAGGCTTTCTCATGCCGCCTTTTACCGCGCCCTTTGGTTTGGCTGCTCCACCTTTAGCGTAGCCTTTAGTCATCATTTTGCCGCCCTTAGCCATACCTTTTGGCTTCATGGCTGACCCGCCTTTCTTCATGCCGCCGGGCATCATCATCTTCTTCTTGCCGCCCATTGCGCCACCCTTCGTACCCATCTTGCTTTTCATTCTCACGATTTCGCCTCCATCTCTGGCAAATGTTTTGACGTTAGTCGGCTTGCCGCCTACGCCCTGTTTCTTTGATCGCTTACGGCTAACTGCCGATGCGATTTCTTTTTTTGACATACCGCTTGCGATTGATGATGGTACGCACTTAGGGTAACCGCGCTTGGAATCCTTTGCGCTGCCACGTCCGCACTTCTCAAAGCCGCCGCCTTCCTTTGGAGCTGAAATATCAACCCAGTTCCCTTTTGGCCCTTTGCCAAACCACTGCTTGAGTCCCTTCTTTGGCTTAGCCACGAGGCACTCTAGTTTTCTTTTGTTTGCTGGGCATAATCGCGCCACAGCCTCGGCCTTGCACCATAACGCTTCCGCCCATATTCATGTTCTTTGCCATGCTCTTGGCGATTGCGGTGCCGCGCTTACGCTCATATCGGCTTAGCTTGCCATCCTTGTCGAGATCGCTTTTCTTTGGGTCAAGCGTCACTTCGCCTCCAGTAGCGCCTTTATATTTACCACCCATGCGTTTGTACTCCTGCACCATCCAGCCGCTCGAATATGCACTGGGCCAAACATCAAACTTGGCTTTGGCCTTTGCTCTCGCTTTCCTGTACAAAGAAGGGTTCGCTACATTCTTTGGCACTTCGCTTGCCATTACATAAAGCTCATATTTTGTAGCCTGAAAGCGGCTGGGTTAAATGGAGTCTGCTGCCTTCGCGGTGCGCCGCCTTGAACCGCTGGCGGTGGCGCTACTGCCGCCTGTTGTGTGTCTTTTTTGCTTCCAAACTGAGCTGCAAATTCTTCTGGAGACTGCCTCTTAAATTGGTTTGCGCCCTGAAAACCCATGCCGCTAAGGTCGGTTACATACTCGCCCGTAAGAGGATCAAATGTAGCGGTAAGGCCAAAGTTTTTTGAGGCGTCGTTGGTGTTGAATTGATCCAACAATCCTTGATCTACTTGATACTGGTTATCAGGCATTACATGAGTAGCTTGAGCTGGCAATGCGGCTACGCCAGATGAGCCAGACTGCTGCCCCTGACTAGGGTTTGTGCTTCTTACATAATCACTTGGATCATATTGGGTGTAATCTATACCCGATGAATCAAACTGGCCCTGTCCCATTTCGTTTCCAATACCAGCGCCATCAAAGTATGGCGTAGCGCCCATCTCGGCAGCGCCCTCAGTCGTTGGCACTCCGGTGTTTACTCCAGTGCTACCTCCGGTGTAAGGAACCCCGCCTGCGCCGACTCCTGCTGATACGTTTGGATTTACGCCTGTTGGCACGTCTGCTGTAGCGCCACCACCTTGTTGGCCCACCTGACCCATTACTTCTTCAGTAATCTGCTTACGCAGCGCATCAACATCAACCTCTGCTGGAATTTGCCCCTGCAAGGATGTTATCTGCTCTTGAAGGGGGTTGAGTGCAGATGAAATGTCAGTGCCGCGCTGCTCAGCAATTGATTGAGACAGGCTTGAAAGGTCTTCTTGGCTCAAAGCGCCAGTTTGCAACGCATCTATCATCGAGGCTAGGTCTGCTCTTTCGCTTGTCGCGGAGTCAACCGCCGACTGAAACTGAGCCGTTTGGTCGCTCAACCCAGACAATTGATTTTGAATTGACTCAATTGGCAAGGAGCCAAGGTTTTCTGCCACACCACCAATTTGTTGCTCTAAAGCCGATACAAGGTCTGCTGTTTCGCTTCTTATTGCCTCAGACTGTGCTGCGTTGCCCGAATCTACGTCGGTATACAGTGTTTCTAGCTGCTGGTTTAAAGAGTTAATCTCACTCTGAGTTGCGTCAGCAGAACTTTTTTGAGCCTCATTAAGCTGGGAATAGTTGCCTTCAATGACGCTGTTGATGTCTGTCAGGTCGCCCGACAAAGAACCAATTCTGGTTTTTAAGTCGCCAATCAAAGAGCCTTGGCGGTCACTCAGGTCGCCAATAGCAGCGGTCTGAGCTTCTCTAACTAGCTTGTCGCCTTCCTCAATCTGCCTAGCTAACTCAGACCTTTCATCTAAACCAGCTTGTCGCAGGTCTAGCGTTTCTGCGTCAACGCCTCGGCGCAGCTCGTCAATTCGACCTTCTAAAGCCGTAGTTAAATCAGATCGCTGAGACAACGCGGCGTCTTCGGATGACGCCAACTCTTCTCTCAAAGCGTCTCTAAGCGCATCAATCTCGGTTTGCCTAGCTAAACCAGCCGCTTCGTTTGCAGCAGTTTGCTCAGCCATAATGTCTTCATATTGCTTTGCAAGAAGATCCTCTGTGGACGGCTGTGTAGCGTCCAAGGTTCTCATTGTTGGCCCAACGGGGTCAGCCCTTGTGCCACGGTCATAGACTGGTCGCTGCATCAAATAGCTGCTCAGATCAGCATAGGGAGACGCCGCACTGCCGTACTCGTCTTGCGCTCTGCTTAAATCACTTTCTGCCATCTAAATCACCAATTTTTGCAAGACCAATATGAAGCTGCGAATACGTCTTTCTTCTTCTGAACCGCATCGCAGTTGTGGCGAGCACGAAAGTTGCGCCGACGCTCTGGGTTGTCGCGCTTGATCTCCATATTCGGATCACCGTATTTTACAATCTTTACCTGATCGCCCTTTTTGGCTAAAACTTTGAACTTCTTGTTTTCACCAGAGGTGCGAACCTGCTTGTTATAGCCGGGAAACGTCTGCCCTCTGTAGGACAAACGCCCAGACTTGGTTCTTGTCACATCGCTCGTGTCAGCCATCAGGCGTAAGACTTAATCATTTCCAAAACAATCATATAGGTGTCTCCGCTGGTATGACCAACGGTTGTAAAATCAAGATCGCCCGTAATTCCAGCTCCTGCATTATTGGGTATGCCACTAAAGTCGCTGTAGTCGTGGTATCCGTTTGAGTCTTCACTCACGCCTATCGCCAATACATTAGCCGTTGCATCGAACTCAATTTTTACCGACATCCCAGTACACTGCCACCAAATCTTATTGATTGTCACGCGGTTGCATGACAATCCAGCCGAGTTAGCGGCTAGTGCCGAGACATCTACCTTTTTGACTGCGGACTCACCTGTGCCATCGCTGGCGTTGGTGAACTTCAACACTGCTTTACGCTCGCCATCATGGATGGTTTGGCTTGTTACTGCATCAGCCATGATTTTCTCCTATCTAGGAAGCTACGTCGAAGCCAGTGATTTCGATGAGGAAACGTCCAGCAGTATAAGTCGCGTCACCCGTGCCTTGGCTCACGAGATACAAGAATTGGTCAGCAGCTATGTCGCCACCAGCAACCATTGTTCCAGCAGAAGCAGCGCCAGCGTTGATGATTTGCGTTTCGGTCAGGTCACCAATTGCAGTGTCGTTGACACCAGTGCCTTCGGTTGCTGAGAACAGATCGATGTCTGTGCTGCCGCCTGCGGGTGTTTCCACGCAAGTCATGGTCACGCCAAACACGCTGCCTTGGTTAGCTGCGGTCACCTTGCCTATAAATGCAACGCCAGAGCCATCCTTACCAATGATGTCGCCAGCGGTGCCGCCGTCTTTCAAGCCAGTAAGGTCAATCATGATCGTGGTTTTCACGATGTTGACGTTAGTCGCCACATCGCTTTTAAGGCGGTTAACCTGAGTAACGTAAACGGCAGCGGTTCCCTCGATACCAGCTCCGCCAGTAGCTTCAGTTGCCATTTTGATGCCGCTATTAACGGTGATTGTGCCGTTAGCTGCTTTTGAAATTTGTTGAAACCCGTTCTCTGAGCGGACTGGGCCGTTGAAAGTTGTTGTAGCCATGTTGATCTCCTGTCGTGGCAAATGTCAGACGCGGGATTGCGGCTGTCAGGATCTTACCTTTTATACCACACAGGCTAGAAACGGACAATTTAATAGGACACTAAAATAAATGCTGTTTGGGGTGTACACACACTTGCACATCGACACGGGATGAGTATAATAATAGCCATCACAACGGAGAACGATGATGGAAAATTTACAAGAGTTGGTTCAAACAGTCACTGATCGCGTAGAGAAGTTTGATGCGAGATCTGCTGCTGCCAGAGCTGCGCGAGATGAGCGGTTAAAGAAAAATGTTACGTTGAACAAGGATCTTGAGCCTATTTACAGCGACGCAGGTATCCACGCCCCTTGCGACAACTACCACTGGGTGTGGAATTTGTACGACACCTTGGGCGATCTTTACGATATCTGCGAAAACACGTTTATGGCTGGCGAGTTCCTCCCTTGGGACAAGAAGATCAAGCTGTTTTGCAGCAACTACGCTGACAAGCGCAATGACTCACCAGTCCGACGCGTTACCTACATCTCCGTTGATCGAGCCAACGCCGTGATTGATGCCTTGTCAGATGTCGTTGAGATTTATACGGGCGCTGCTTTCGAGGGTCGAAACGGCGATCAAGTTGTTTACGTCTACATCGATGAGCGTTGTAAAGACGTAGCAGACGCTGTTGAGGCTTACCTTGATGCTCCTAAAGTTGCAGCCGCTGCTGCTGCCAAAGCCGCTCAAGAGGCTGAGCGTGATGCTGCCGACCCATGCCCTACTGGTCGCGTTGTCATTACTGGCGAGGTTTTGAGCACCAAGTTGCAAGAAAGTTACTACGGCAGCACATGGAAGATGCTGGTCAAAGATGACCGAGGCTTCAAGGTGTGGGGCAGCATCCCATCATCACTTGACGCTTCTCGCGGTTGCCGAGTGACATTCACTGCTGCTATCGAACCATCAAACGACGATGACAAGTTTGGTTTCTACAAGCGTCCCACCAAAGCGGAAATACTAGAGGAGGCCGCGTAACAGGCACAAAAAAAGGGGGCATAAAGCCCCCTTTCTTTTGCTTGGTTTCTACGCCCCTTGCGAGCCGTAGATGCCGCGCCAGTCACTAAAGCCGAAGCTGTAACGCTCACGAGCCTTGTAACGGATGTTACCAGTCGTGAAGTCAGGCTCCATCGTAGTTTCCATGCCAGTACGCTGGAACATCTTCAAGCCTTCGCCAGCGTCAGTAACGCTAGTCAGCAAGAAGAACGCATCAGGATCAGTCAGGTAATGGTTTACCGTGTAACCGCCGGGCAATACACCCGTGTTGCGTATAGCGTTGATGTCGTTGTCGGCAGTACCAGAACGCAATGTTGAGTTCAGGATACGGTCAGCAACAAACACTAACTGAGGTGGAACAACAAGCTTAGTGGCTTGAACGGAGATCGTTAGACCCTTGTCATCGGTGAATGTGCTGATATCAATCAACGCATCTTCCAAAGACGTTTCGTTCAAGTCAGCCATTGAAGCCGCACGGTTTGCAGCAGTGCCGCCACCAGCCAGTGGGTGGGCTGTATTAATCAGCGTCACTCCATCTCCACCAGTGAAGTTGGTGTCAAACGCATTGTTCAATACGTCAGCGCCTTTAACTTCTTTGGTGTTAGCCATAGATCGGGCCAGAGCCTTCACATATCGCTTGCCCAGTGAGTCGTAAAGGTTGTCCTCTACGGCTTCATCGGTCAAAGCAAAAGCTAACGCAACAGTGTCGTGCGTGTAGCGAGCTGTATAAGACTCAGAAGCATTGTCGAAAACAACGCCTTGGCCTTCAGTTTTAGTTGGCGCTCCACCGAAGCCAGTGATCAACACCTCTTCCTCGAAGGCTCGCTGCGAGTCCTCGATAGCGAAGACTTCTTCGTACTCGCGGTCATATGAGTCGTAGCTCATGCCGAAAAGCGAGTTCAGACCCGGCTCTAGCTCTTTGGCTAGTTGTGCTCTTGAGATAGCCATTTTTTAGCCTCCTGTTACGCTAAGCCAGCGCCTTTGACGCCGAATACCGAGTTTTGAATAACTACAAGCACGTTAGTGTTTGCAGCCCCTGTGTCCGAGTTATTCGGATCTTCTGAGATATCAATCGCCTTGATAGGCAAGGTTGTTGCTGTCGCACCAGTGGTTACGTCCAGCTCAGCACCTGATATACCAGTCGATGTGCTACCCGCGCTGGTGTAGACAATATCGAAGTTGCCGAAAAGATCGGTAACTGGAAATGTGTCATCAGCCTGCACTTCGTAAACAACATCTGGATCATCAATGATGAAAGCGATGATGTCTGAAGCATTCGTGCTTGCAGGGTAGTAGTTGCTAAATACTTGATCGCCAGAAGTCGGATCAGTGTATTGAACACCATTAAAAACACCAACTACAGGCACAGTGCCTCCGTCAGCGTGTACTTCCACCGTACCGCCAGTGACCTGAGCAACCATGTCGCCTTGAAATATGGAGGTTCCATAGTTCGCAGCAATACGATATCGACTCTGACCGCCTGAGTAGGGTGCGCCGCCAATCATTCTGACTGGCTTCATTCCAAATGCAGCGTTTTTGTTCGCCATTTGTAATTACCTCTATCTACGTCCAAATGTTACGTTGGTATCGCGCTGAGGATCGTATTTAACATAACGGCTATCGCCACGGGTTTCGTTGAACATATTATTGTCCAACGCATCAGTGGCTTCTTGGCTCTTAGCCTTGTAATAGGCTCTTCGCTCTTCTACCGTTTCGTTAGGGATCTTCGCTAATAACAACCCTTCGTTGTAAACCACGCCCTCATGCCGCCCGTTGTCCATTGTTGGTAAAGAACGCCACTCTGGAGGTAGGTCGGTGCCTCTTACGAGTTCCCAACCTTCTCTAAGGCGACGCGAGACATTAGCTCGGTCTTCTTGTCCCAACATAGACTCCCTGATCCATCGGTAGGTATAACCTTCAGGTGGAGGAGGGGTTTCTAGGCTGCGTACTGGACGCCACGGTTTCCTGCGAGTCTGATTATCGTGTGACTGCGAATCACGGGAAGAACGTGCGCTTGCTTTTGCTTCTGTCATTTTAACTTGCCTCTCTTGATGCAATTTTCTGCTTCTCTTTCGCTACCCGCTGCAACCATGCCTCTTCAGTCATGTTATGCGGCTTTAAGTTTCTGAGTCGCTCTAGTTCTGACTTAGAAAAGCTTACGCCATTCTTGTTGCCTCGTGTTTGTGACCGACCCCCTTGAGGGGCTGAAGCAACTCTTTGCACGGCGGGTTGCTTTTCACTTCTAACGGCCTTCGACCCACTATTAGCAGATCTTGTGTGAGGATAAACCGTCCCGACACGGCTGTCCAACTCTTGATAATACTCGTCTGAGCCTACATCAAAGCCCTCATTGGCTAGGTTGTAGTGGACGTAATAGGCGTACTGCGTAGCCTTCAAGTTATCTTCGTTTTCACCGTCTCCATACCACTCGTTTCGAGAATGCCACTCTAAAGCGTCTTCGGTAGGCTGAACCTCTTGCTCGGCCTGCTGAGACTCTTGCTGCTGCACAACGCGCTCGTTGCCCTGAGAGACGTATTGTTCCTGCTGGGCGGCTTGTTGTTGCTGCCTGTTCTTGGCAACTCGAAGCTTTTCTTTCTGGATAGAAATGTCATTCTGAAGCTTGTTGGCTTTAGTGATTAAATCGGCATCGCCAGACTCAACGGCCTTGCGATAAACGTCATCAATCTGGGCCTCTTTAGACACCAAAGCCTCTTCTTCTTTGGCTAAAACCGCATTTGATTGCTGGGCGCTATACTGCCGATACTGTTGAAGCTCGGCCTCTTTTTGCAGCGCAATCTGCTCTAATTGTTGCGCCCTAGCCTCAGTCTCTCGATTCTTTTGGTTTAGCTTGTTGATCCGCTTGGAAACCGACTTGGTGTAGTTCTCAAGCTCGTCACCGCCAGAGTCTTCTGACTCTACAACGTCTTCTGTGACCTCAATCTCAACCTGCTCTTCTTCAAAGACTTCTTGCTCTGCGTTTTGATTCTCAATCATGTGAAACTCACTATGTCATCAGGGTTAAGGATGGTGCCAATAACTTCATCGTCATTGATCATTCTGACCTCTCCGCCGTCTTCCAGCTTGAAGCGAGCGCCTGAGTAACGGCCAATAAGAACCCACTGCCTCTCTTGGCACCAAGGCGTGTCGCCAAACTTTTCGGTGTCGCTATAGCAGAGCGGCCCCATCTTGACAACGTAAGCCACAACCGTGGCAAGCGCATCTCGTTCTATGGTTTCTTTTAAGAGGTGAATTCCGCCATCTGTCTGGGCCTTACCTTTGTAGGGTAAAACTAGCATCCTCCAGCCCGATGGGTCTGGCATTCGCTCTAGGGCGGATTTATCAAGCAGGGTTGGATCGAGAACGCGCTCTTCGTTTGTAACGTAAGCGGATTCAGTCGTGGGCGTAGTCAATTTAAATTTCCTTATAGAACTCTTTAATGGTGTCCTCGACCAAGTTTATAACAGTTAGCTCGCCCTGCAAACTTTTATAATGTTCTATATCTTTTAACATACCTTCCATCATGACCTCGCGGATAAGCTCTCTCCGCTCGGCCATGACTCTTTTCAGGCGCGATCCAAGGTCAATATCGTCCACTAGACTTTCTCGTGAAAATCAAACCCACGAGTTGCAGCTCCAGCTCCACGAGCTTTAATTACTTTGATCTTTCCGCCCATCGTGCGGCGAACCAATGCAGGTGCCGTGGGGATAGATTTGATGCTTTCCTTTGGAGAATCAACCTTCTCAACTCGGCTCATATCTTTAATTTTCATTTTTTAGTCCCTTTCGGAGTGGTTTTCTTTGCAGGCGCTTTCTTTGGTTTGGGTGCTTTTTTAGCCGCAACCTTCTTTGGCTTCGCTGGAGCTTCTTCTGCTTCTGGAGTTGCAGGGCTTTCAACGACTGGCGCTGGCGCTTCTACTGGCGGAGGCGCTTTTAGTGGAACAGGGGCATCGGTGCCGTTTATTCGAGCCAGCTTAGTGGCAATCCTGTGATCACTCAGACGCTTTTTTTCTTCTTGCTCAGCCGCCTGCTTTGCTGCTAAGGCTTGCTCAACCTCGCGCATCAATTGTTTTTGTTTGCGTAACTCGTCTACGCGATCACGCACATAGCTAGTAGATGAAGTAACTGTTGCCATTATCGGCCTCCCATATTTTTGTTTTGCATGTCGAGCAGCTTTAGCTCAGCCTGTTGATCAAGACGGCGGATAGCCACATCGAGCTTATCGTCGGCTACGTCTTTTTGGACGCCAAGCCGTTGTTTTGCAATTTCGTTTTCTAATAGCTTCTCTTGAAGCCGTTGTTGTTGTTTGGACTCAAACTGCTGGTTATCAGAATCAATTTCTTTCTCTCTCAGGGACAACTCTTGCTCACGAATCTGAACGAGCGGATCAGTCTCATCACCCTGACCAATTGACTCAAGCAGCTCTTGGGTAAGCTGAGCCAAGACTGGAGAAGAAAACTTTTCGATAGCCATTTGCACTTGGCTGCTCATCTGTTGCAGTTGATCTGGCGGAACCTGACCCGATTGCTGAGCCTGTTGAACCTCCTGCATCTGCTGCTGCACCTCTGGCGGTAGCTGGTTTTGAACCATCTGCCCAGCCATGAACTGTAGGTGCTGCATCATATGCCCAATAATCATGCCCTGTAGCTGAGGGTTCTGCTTTACCACATCGGTCAGGAACAACGACCTGTGAGCGTCAATGTGCGCCTGATGGTTTTGCTGCTCAAACGCCTGAGCAGGCTGACCCATCAAGAATCCTGAGTTCTCGATGCCAGCATCAATCGGCATAGGTGGCTGTGGAGGCGGTGGAGGCGTCAATAAGCTGTCAATGTCGTTTATGCCAAGTGCGGCGTACATGCGCCTGTAAGCCTCGTAGATGCCGTTTGGCCCGTGTATCTGAGGGTTAGACTGCACCATCTGCAACAGCTCTTGAGCCATAGTAATGCGTTGGCTTTGGCTGAATATGTTGGGGTCAGATACAGGTATCACGTCCACTCGACCATCAAAGTCCTGACCCATAATCTCTTGTGGGCCGTTCTTTGACATATACGGGTAGCTTTGGGGCAGGTACTCAGAAAAGACCTTTGCCAGAAGCTGAAACTCTAGCCTTTGGCTGTAGTGCAATCGCTTGTGGATTGCGCTCATGACCTTGGTGCCACGCTCCAATAAAGCCACCGTAGTGCCTACAGGCATGGCTTGGTTTACATCACCGATGTTTGTGTCAGCGATAGAGGCAAACCGCTTGCCAGACTCCACAAGCAGTCCTAGTAGCTGCATGAGCACGTTAGAAGGCTCTTTGATCGGCAGCGGGATCAGGTTCTCGCGCAATGACGCGCCAGTCGTATCGATGTCTCGGAACTCGCCCGGCTGTAGTGGGCTGTCTTCGTCACGAATACGCATACCGCGAGCCTTGAAGCCTGCTGGTAAGTTAGCCAGCGTACCCGCATCGATGAGCTGGCGCAGGATGGACGTTACTGATTTCGAGATGCCGCCAATCATGTGGCTTAGGCCCAAACCATAAAATCCTAAGCCGGGCAAAAATTTGTACTGAACGAAGAAGTTAATCTTATTCTTGAGCGGATCACCCTCCGCATAGTTGCGCGAAATACGCAAAACTTTGCGGCTGCTTTCATCGACAGTCACAATGTAAGGCAGCTTTAGTCCTGTAGGCTCACCATCTTCGCCTACGTCTTCAAAGCCGGGTAGGTCTAGTATCGTGTGGGTTTCAAAGACAGAGCGATCACGGTCTTCTTGATAAGAAGGCTCCATGCCCTCAATCTCATCAATCTCTTCTTCGATCTCGCTACGGCTAACAGCAACGCTGCCGCCTTTTAGCTCAATATCTGCATAAAAACCGTTGAGCTGCTGCTTCTTAATCTCGTTTCTGCTCATGCTGATAACGTGAGTAACGCGCTCAGCCGTAAATAAATCGGTAGCCTCGTAAGGCACAACCAAGTCTTCTGGCGCAATGAACTTGCTCATAGCGCGACTTGCGCCAGTGTCAAAGTAGACCTTCTTAAATGCAGAGCCTGCCAACGGCAAATAGAACAACAGCATATCCAGCTCAGGATCGTACTCTTGCATGATGTTCATGATGTAGTAATTCATGAAGTCTTGAACACGCTCAGCCTGCATCTCAGACTCGGCGTTGCGGTTTCCAATCACCTCAGTCTTTACTGGGCCTTTGGCTGGCAATAATTCTTTGTACGCCTGCGCCTGAAACTGAGTGACAGACTCAGCCAGTATCGGGTGTATCACGCCAGAAGAGCCTTCAAAGGGCTGGCTTCTGGAGTCATCGAACTTCATGCCCAGATACTTTAGCCCGTCTTTGTAAGTCTTCTCCCACTCTGAGCGGCTTTCTTTGTCAGACTTGACTGAGTCAATAATTTCGCTGGCAAGCTTTGAAAGGTCGCTATCTGATACTAGGTTTACAAGGTTTTCGTTGAAGCCAGCTTCAATGGGCATTTCTTCTGGCGCATCGATTTCATCGTCAATCAGGATGGCTTCTTCGGTAACCAGTATTTCAGCGGCGTTGCGGATCTCGTCGTTCAGAGTCATCTCAGGCTCGACCTCGATGGCGCTGCCCATCGGCATAACGTCAGGATTGTCTTCTGTACCTAAACCGCTTTTTTCAATAGCCATTAGTAATATACCTGTCTGTCACGCCTCAAAAAATCCGCCTCTTCAGGATAATCATTATCCAAGGCTAAGAAGCCGCCCTGCCTAAAACGCATCAACGCCATCGTTGAGCTGTCGCAATAGTCATCGTGCTCGCCAAATGGAAACGAGGCCATCTCTTCTATGACCTCGTCGGCAAAGACCTCGTCTGGTGCCCAAACCATTCCCGACTCAAAAATCGGGGCAACACTATTCATCCGCGCAATCTTATCTTGACCTCGGCTTGGTGTATAGGCGGTAACAGGTATTCCCATACGACGCAACTCTTGGGTAAGCGGTGTGCCTGAAGCCTTGGCCTCTATCAAAACGCAGTCAGGCTCCCAGTATTTGTACTCTTCGTAAGCAAGTTTTTTAAGCTCAGGAAAGTCCAGCCGAACACGCTTTGCGTCTAGTAATATGATCTGCTCAGCGTCGCTGTTTGGCGGCGTAAAAATAGCCCAAGTGGTGATGGCGCTGTAGTCGGCGGTTTCTTTCTTGCTGAATGCGGTGTCGTAAGACTGAATGACATACTCGTAAGCAGGCACATGCTCATAATCCCACCGATTCCACCATTCGCGCTTTACGATAGAGCCAGCCTCTGCCGTGGGGTTCTGCATCCACTGGCTATTCCACTTGCTGATTGGCAACGACGCTTTGACAGACAGAAGCTCTTCTTTCTTCCAGAATTCAGGCCAAAGCGGTGTGTCTGACTCAGGCATGATCGCTGGAAACTCAACGACCTCCCACTGGTCTGCGTGTTCATCGCCCTGTTTCTTGAGAACCTTGCCAACCAAGTCTTTCGTAGACCAGCGGGTCATTACGATGATGATAATGCCGCCCGGCTGGAGACGTTGACGCGGCCCTGACGTGTACCAGTCATAAGCTGATTCCATCGCCGTGGGCGACAGCGCGTCCTGCTCAGAGTGAGGATCGTCAATGATCAAGAGGTCAGCACCACGACCCGTGATTGCACCGCCCACACCAGCATAGAACGATTCGCCCTCGTGGTTCGTTGTCCAACGACCCGCTGACTTGTTATCTGATTGAAGCTTTACGTCTGGAAATATTTGTGAGTAATCGTCCGAGTCAATAAGGTTTCTTACCTTACGACCAAATCGTACAGCCAGCTCAGCGGTGTGCGTGGTTTGAATTATCTTGAGGTCTGGCCGTCTGCCCATCATCCAACTTGGGAAGTAGGTGCTGGCAAACTCAGATTTTGAGTGTCGAGGTGGTAGACAGACGATCAGGCGCTTGAGCTTGCCCTGAGCAATCTTATTAAACTTCTCACCGATGATCTTATGGTGCCGACCAAGTATGCAGTCAGGCCACATATGCTGAACAAAGCCAATGAAGTCGTTCTGGCACTTGTCCTGCTTGTCCATCTGGTCATAACGGGACAGCAGGGCCAGAGCCTCGTTTTGATCCTGCTCACTTAGGATCTCAAAATCTTTGAGCGATAACTCAGACATTGTTATTACTGATATTCACCAGTTCGTATCATCTCGGTTACTTCTACAGCACGATTGCCAACCTGTTGGCTCCAACGGCTGTCCATAAATTCATCAGCAGCAATGTCAAACTGCTCGCGGGACATGGCTTCAACGGCTTTGACAAACCCACGCAGCCTTGTCTGACCCAGATTAAAACTGATGTCGATCATTGCATCTTGCCGCGCTTCGTTAAGGGCAGGGAACCAGAAGTAGGCGTCTGTCAGTTCTTGTCGGACGCGCTCTATATCATTATTTAAAAGGTAGTCTATTTCATCATCAGACAGCCCAAGGCCAGAGTCGCTGATATTTCTCCCGACGCCCAAAGTTTCATACCCGGCTGAGCACAGGTATACATGACTACGCACACCCTCGTGCAGCTTTAGCATTTCAATTAGTTTTGTCATTACTTCTCCCGACTAACGCCTCTAGTTTTTTCGTAGCTACGCATAGCGCCTAAAC